TACAGCATTACAAGGCTTTACGATTGAACAAACAGGTAGAAGACGTAGAGACGAGTATTTTGATGGTTCATTAAGAATTAAGATTAATTCACCATCACCATAAACTATAAGGAGCAATATATGGCAATAGTACAAGCAGTATGTAATTCTTTTAAACAGCAAATTTTAGAAGGCGTACATAACTTCGCAACTGGCGGAAACGTTTTTAAATTATCACTTTATACATCAGCAGCTAACTTATCAGCATCAACAACTGTTTATACTTCAACTAACGAAGTAGCAAACACTGGTCAGTACACAGCTGGAGGTGGTGCTTTAACAGGACAACAAACTTCACTTGATACAGGTGTAGCAATTGTTGACTTTGCAGATTTATCATTCACAGGAGTTACGCTAACAGCAGCGGGCGCTTTAATTTATAACACATCAGCAGCAAATAAAGCTGTATGTGCTTTAAGTTTTGGTGGAGATAAAACAGCAACAGCAGGAACATTTACAATTGTGTTCCCAGCGTTTACATCAGCGAATGCAATATTAAGAATTAGTTAGAAGGTAGTTTTATGGCGTTCGTTATAAACGACAGGGTCAAAGAAACTACTTCAACTCTTGGTACAGGCACCGTTACATTAAGCGGGGCTCAACTAGGATTTCAAAGTTTTTCTTCTGGCATTGGAGCAGGTAATTCAACTTATTACACGATTGCCTTAGGTAGTCAGTGGGAAGTTGGTATTGGTTCTTTAACGAACGCTACTACTTTTACAAGAGACACAGTAATATCTAGTTCTAATGCAAGTGCATTAGTAAGTTTTAGTACAGGAATTAAAGATATATTCTGTTCATTACCAGCGAAGGAAACACCTTCTCCAGTAATGGATCCACAATCGTTTGTGAATACACACGCAACAACAATTACAGATATTCAAACAATGCAATCAGGAGTACTTGCAGGACCAGTTACTGTAACAAGTACTTTAACTGTAACAGGAACTTTGGTAGTAATTTAATATGTCTAGAATAGAAGTAAATGCAATTGAACCACAATCAGGAACCACTTTAACTATTGGTGCCTCTGGTGATACTATTGCTCTAGCTTCAGGGGCCACGGCTACTGGGTTTGGTAGAACTGGAACAGTAAACTGGGACACAACAGCTAAAACTACAGGATTCACAGCAGTTAGTGGTAATGGTTATTTTTGTAATACTACTTCATCAGCTTTTACAGTAACTTTACCTGCAACACCTGCTGCAGGAGACATAGTAGCTATTGCAGATTATGCAAATACATCAGCTACAAATAATATTACGGTTGGAAGAAATGGTTCTAAAATTGATGGTGAAACAACAGATGCAAAAATTAAAGTTAATGGTCAAGTTTATACATTAGTTTATGTAGATGCAACAGAAGGTTGGAAAACAATTAATCAAACATTTAATCAAATTAATACAGCAGAGTTTGTTGCAGCAACAGGTGGAACAGTTTTAACATGCGGAGATTTTAAAACTCACGTATTTACAGGTCCAGGAACTTTTACAGTTTCTTCAGCTGGAAATTCTGGAGGTTCTAATTCAGTAGAATATTTGGTAGTAGCGGGTGGTGGAGGTTCTGCAGGTTGTAGATCTGGAGGCGGTGGAGCTGGAGGATATCGTCAAAATTATCCAAGTCCAACTACAGCAGGATTACCAGTAACGGCAACTAGTTATCCAATTACAGTAGGTTCTGGCGGAGCAGGTAGTCCTAATAGTGATACCTCAGGTACTAATGGAAACAATTCAATATTTTCAACAATTACATCAACAGGTGGTGGAAGTAGTTTAATATATTCTGCTGGATCTCCAGGAGGTTCTGGTGGAGGAGGTAGTTTTCGTAACGCTCAAGTTGGAGGAACAGGAAATACCCCACCAGTAAGTCCACCACAAGGAAATCCAGGAGGAGTTTCTGTACCAGGAGATATATCTGGGTGGGGAGGTGGAGGTGGAGGCGGTGGAGCTTCTGCAACAGGAGGATCTGCAACAGCATGTATAGCAGGAGCAGGAGGAATAGGTTCACCTATAGCTACAACAGTATTCGGACCAACAAGTCCTTCTTATGGTACACCAGGCCCAGCACCAGGAAGATATTTTGCAGGTGGAGGAGGGGGAGGTGTAACTATACCAGGCGGAGCAGGATATAAACCAATTGTAGTAGGACCAGGCGGAGCTGGTGGTGGTGCGGCAGGTCAATCAATTCAAAGTGGTTCTGGAATTGCAGGAACTACTAATACTGGAGGTGGTGGGGGTGGAGCTAGTAATACTGGAACTGGTGGAGCTGGAGGCTCAGGTATAGTAGTAATAAGATACAAATTTCAATAGATAAATTATGGCAGGAATATTAAAAGTAGATACAATACAAAATTCAAGTGCTGAGAATATAATCACTCAAACTAATAGTACAACATTAACTATTGGTACTTCTGGTGATACTGTTACTTTGGCAGCTGGTGCAACATCCAGTGGTTTTGGTGCTACATACAATGGTGCAGTTAATTGGGACACGACTCCTAAAACTACAGGATTTACAGCTGTAAGTGGTAATGGATATTTTTGTAATACTACTTCAGCAGCTTTTACAGTTACTTTGCCAGCAACACCAAGTGCTGGAGCAATAGTAGCTATTGCTGATTATAATGGAACAGCTGGAACAAATAATATAACTGTTGGAAGAAATTCTTCTAATATTAATGGAGCTGCATCAAATCTTATAATTTCAAAAAATTATTCATCAGTGACTTTAGTATATGTGGATGCAACATCTGGATGGAGATCAGTAGATACTTCTAATATATCAGATGTTGTAAATACTTTTATTTCAGCAACAGGTGGAACAATTACAACTTGTGGTGATTACAAAATTCATTCTTTTACAGGACCAGGAACTTTTACAGTAACAAATGCTGGTACTCCATCAGGTTCAACAACAGTAGATTATTTAGTAGTGGCTGGAGGTGGAGGAGGTGCAGGTGGTGGAGGTGCGGCTGGAGGTTATAGAGAATCTTCTGGAGCAGCTTCTGGTTGTTATTCTAGATCTCCATTAGGATCAGGTGTTAGTGCTTTACCAGTAACAGCTACAGGATATCCAATAACAGTTGGGGGTGGAGGACCTGCCTCTCCTAATGCTCAAAGTCCTACACAAGCTGGAGCTGGATCAAATTCAATTTTTTCAACAATTACATCTGCTGGTGGTGGTGGAGGTGGAGGTTTTTCTAGTATAGGAGGAAATGGTGGATCAGGTGGAGGAGGTGGAAAAGACGGAGGTGGTGCTGGAACTGGAAATACACCACCAGTAAGTCCTTCTCAAGGAAATAATGGAGGACCTTCATCTGGTGGAGGTGGTTTTGCTGGTGGTGGAGGTGGTGGAGCTGGTGCTGTTGGTGGTGCTGGTTTAGCATGTGAGGTTGCTGGTGCTGGCGGAAATGGACAAACTTCTTCAATTACAGGTTCTCCTATTACTAGAGCTGGAGGTGGAGGTGGAGGAACTAACTCAACTAATCCAGCAAATAAATGGGGTGCTGGTGGATCTGGTGGGGGAGGAAGAGCTGGGGCTAATTCTTTTGCTACTGGAACTCCAGGAACAGCTAATACTGGAGGTGGGGGAGGTGCTGGAGCATGGGATTCTCCTTATCAAGCAGGTGGAACTGGTGGTTCAGGAATAGTTATTATAAGATACAAATTCCAATAAAATAAAAGTATGAGTGAAATAAAAGTAAATAAAATTAGTCCTAAACAATTGTGTACTCAATTAACATTGGGCGACAGTGGAGATACAATTATCATTCCAGCTGGTGCAACGATCACGAATAATGGTACAGCAACAGGATTTGGAGCAACTTATAACGGAGCAGTTAATTGGGATACAACTCCTAAAACTACAACAGTCACAGCAGCGTCAGGTGTTGGATATTTTATTAATACAACAGCGGGAGCAGTTACAGTAAATTTACCAGTAGGAGTAGTTGGTGCAACAATTGCTTTAGCTGATTATGCAAATACTTGGCAAACTAATAATGTCACAGTTACTCCAAATGGAACAGAAAAAATTGGAGGAACTAATGCAAATGCTACCTTAAATGTTCAAGGACAATCAGTTACTTTTACTTATGTAGATTCAACACAAGGTTGGAAAAATACTCAAGATTCAACTTCTAATGTAATAGGAGTATCATTTATATCAGCAACAGGTGGAACAATAACTACTTGCGGAAATTACAAAATTCATACATTTACAGGTCCTGGAACTTTTACAGTTTCTTCTACTGCAAGTAGTCCAACTAATAATGTTGTAGATTATTTAGTAGTAGCTGGAGGTGGAGCTGGAGCCAATGGGGGTAGAGCAGGAGGAGGTGGTGCGGGAGGATTTAGAGAATCAAAAGCAACGGGAGCACCGTGGACAGCAAGTCCTTTAGCAACTTCAACATCTCTACCAGTTTCTGCAACAGGATATCCAGTTACAGTAGGAGCTGGAGGATCATTACCTGGTGGATCTGGATCAAATTCAATTTTTTCAACCATAACATCCGCAGGTGGTGGTGGTGGAGTTTGTGGAGTTTCAAATGGAATACCTGGAGCATCTGGTGGTGGGTCATCTTGTAATGATGGTGCACCAAGAACAGGTGGAACGGGTAATACACCTCCTGTAAGTCCCCCTCAAGGTAGTCCTGGAGGAAGTAATCCTGGAACACCTACTGGAGGATATAGAGGTGCAGGTGCTGGTGGTGGAGGAGCTACAGAAAGTGGAGTAAATGCTCCATCTTATACAGCTGGTAGAGGCGGAGCAGGTGCAACAACTTCAATTTCAGGATCTTCATTATCATATGCTGGTGGTGGAGGAGGTGGATCTCAATATAATGCCCCTCCAGGTTATCCAGCTGGAACACCAGGTGGTGCTTCTCCATGTGGAACAGGTGGACAAGGAGCTCCTAATACTCCTGGCCAGAATGCGACAGCAGGAACAACTAATAGAGGTGGAGGTGGTGGTGGATCTACTGCAAACTTTGCAGCTCCTTATCCTCTTGGCGGAGCTGGCGGAAGCGGAGTAGTTATAATAAGATATAAATATCAATAATAAAGATGGATTTACAATTAACACAAACTAAATTATAATAGGAGATAATCATGGCACATTTTGCAAAATTAGGAGCTAACGGAAAAGTTATAGCAGTATTAACATTGAACAACAGTGATATGCTTAATGCTTCTGGAGTTGAAGACGAAACAGTTGGTCAACAGTATTTAGAGTTACATAATAACTGGCCAGCTCAAATGTGGATTCAAACATCTTACAATACAGCAGGTGGACAACATAAAAGTGGTGGAACACCATTTAGAGGAAATTACGCAGGTATAGGTTATACTTGGGATGAAGATAATAATATTTTCTTACCTAAAAAACCTTTTACTTCATGGGTAAAAGATGTAGCAACTGCATCTTGGAAATCACCAATTGGTGATGCTCCAGCATTAACTGAAGAACAAAAGACAGCAAAGTCTTATTATCAGTGGAATGAAGCTGGACAATCTTGGGATTTAAAGACTATCTCTTAATTGTTGACTTTTAACTAAACAATATATATCTATTGCATAAGGTGTTATGCATAAGAAAATATTATCTCAAATAGACCTACATTTTGGTCAAGTAGAAATGCCTAAAGGTTTTGAAATAGACCGAGAAAAATTAGGTGCAGATATTTTATCATCTACTATTTATAATAGAGAATTTCCATTCTCTAGATCTTTTGATATGTTACAAACATATTTAAGAGAACATATTAATTTAGAATATGGATTTACTTTAGTTCATAAAAAAACAATTGGTAATATATATAAACCAAGACAACATTCACATTCTTTATTACAATTAGATCCTGTAGATTTAAGAAACTCTCCAGATTATGTAATGCTATATGGAGTAAATATAGGAAAAGATTCTTGTAAAGTATTTATAGAATATGATGATAATAGAAGAAAAGGTAGAAGTTGGGAAATACCTTTAAATAACAACGATTTTATTATGTTTCCTTCTACTCAAAGATATCATATAACTGCTAATGAATCAGAACAATTAAATTTTATATTAACTACAACTTATGAATTTATTTAATCATTACTGGTATTTTAAATCAGCCTTGACTCCAAAATTTTGTGATGATGTTATTAAATATGGATTACAACATCAAGAAAATTTAGCTATCGTAGGTGGAATTAGTTCTAACAGAGATTTAAAAAAACAACCATTAAAAGATGAAGAAATTATAGATTTAAAAAAGAAAAGAAATTCTAATATTGTTTGGTTAAATGATGAATGGATTTATAAAGAAGTAC